CTTGAAGATTTCTTTTGCTTTGGTCAAGTCTTCTGAAATGACTGAACCTGACAAAGACCACGCACCACGAAAGTCGCGGTTTGCTGGTACTGTGGCATTAGCGGCATCAATCTGATTACCGTCCTTATCCACGATGTATGTTGTGACTGCCATAATAAACTCCTATGCGGCTAGGTCTAATTCATCGGAGATGCGCCAAGCGTTTCTCCATTCGCGTGTTTGTGGCAACTGTTCCTTGCGGCAGATTACCATTTTCGGGCGGTTGCCCTCATCCCAAGTCGTCCAAACAGACTGCGGAATATCTTTCTTAATCAGGTACTCAATGGCTTCTTCTTCGGTCATCGCATCAATAGGTTGCGTGTCGTGAAGCAGATAGCCTCTGGTGTGCTTCTTAAAATCGGGCTGTGCTTCGTCCTTTGCCAACTCCCAATACACCTCTACTGGCGGTAGGATGCCACCCTGAAGCGCACAGGCCATCCAGTTGGGGTCAGGCACAAGTATCTTGGCGCACTCATCAATGCTGTCTTCATAGACCACACGATAGTCTGACTGCACAGGGTCAAGGTTTTCTTTCGCCCAGCAGAGCCTATCCCAGAGATGTGTACCTTTGAAATCAGGTGTCTTCATTATGCTAAGTCTCCTGTGCTAATAAATGAACCCGATGTATCAGCATAAGCAGAGCCATTATAATATTGACTAACTATTTTTGATGCTGTTGTGCCTGATGCTGTACCCCAAGTATAACCAGATATGTTACCTCTAGCACCGACTAAATCTTGACCAATTCCACTCATTGCTCTTGCTGAAAAACTAGCCGTGTAATTGAATGTTTTACCGCCTGTCCCGCCATCGCTAATAGACGATACATTTAGCGTTCCACTATCTCTGGAAACACCCGCATCAGTGCAAGCACCCCACGCTCTAAGGCTACCATTAATAATATACTCTGTACCAACGGTGTCGTTGTTAGAGTGTTTCAGGTCATCTGCTACTATTGTGCCAGCCATTATGCTAAGTCTCCTAACCACGCAATGTTAAGTCGGTCATCATCACTACGACTGTTAGTCAGCAATGAGTTCATGATGTTAGTTGTAGAAGATGATGCCTGACCATTATTGCCGTTAATACCCATTGACCTGTTACCGCCACCAGTTTGCTCACCAGAAGATGCAGGATTACAATAATTACCACTGCTCATGTTGTTTGTCAGCGTGTGTCCCGATTCTCCTGTACCTTGGTCTGTGATGCTTGAACAGTTAAATGATTCCCTAATTTCAGTTGTGCCAGTTTGGTCAAACAAAGACCAAGCCTTCGCCAGCCCCTCCATCGTGTCCTGAGTAGAACCAGAAGTCTTGCCGATGTTGTTTACTTTTAAGGTACTCATGCTAAGTCTCCCATCACTTGATTTTGTGTTGTCTCAGGGTCGCCAGCATTATTGTCACCATAATTTTCACCGTGGGTGCTATAGCCACTTGTAAGCGGATGATATGGCATTACGCGAACACGCCTTGGGCCAGTATTGTCACCGCTATGACCGTTTTGGGCATTACAGCAGTAATCGTTATTAGCCATATTGTTGGTAAAACTATAATCAAAATTTCCGCTGTTTACATCTGTGGTTGAAGACGTATTGAAACTGCCACGAACACTAGCGGAATCACTTATATTAACCCAATGCTTTGCCGCCCTTTGCTTGGTCAGCGTTACATCGTTACCAGATGTATCTTGAATTTCATCTACCTTTAAGGTCATACCCTACTCCTATACAATCGACAGGTTGCCGTTGACGGTCAGCGTTACGCCAGACGCAATCGTTAGCGGCCCTGCACAGAGGCCATTCTCATCACTGTCAATCGTGACATTGGTGTTTAGTGTTTGCTCGTGTACTCGGAAGATGTCGCCAGCAGATGAGCCAACCTCACCGTTTTCACCTTTGAACAGGCCACCACCGCCAGAGAAGGCCACACCGTTCTCACGCAGTGTGCCAGTAAAGTTGATGTCTCCATCAACATCCAATTTATATGATGGGCTGCTGTCGCCAATGCCCACTTTGCCATCCGATTTAATACGGAATGTTTCCACATCGCCAGTATGAATAGCAAGGTCGTTACCAACTGCGCCGACTAAAACTTCCGTGTCATCTGTCGTATTAGTATCCATAAAACCAATATAACCACCGCTACCGTCAGTGTGTCTTACACGAATAGGCACAAAATCTGTTGTTTCTACAGTAAGGCGGCGGGCTGGACTTGAAGTGCCAACGCCAACTCTATTGGTACTAGCATCAACAAACAACATATGTGGCTCGCCATCACTTTCGACACGGAAATCTACATTAGCGCCAGATTCGTTGAATACAGCCGCACCATCAATATCCAGACTGTCGGCTTGCAACTCGCCTGTAATGTCTACACCATAGGATTCCGTAGCCAACTTAAGGGAATTGTTATGGTACAGTTTAAACTTGCCATCTTGAGTTCCTTGAGCAAGGGTTTCTCCATTAGCCGAATTTAACTGCAAGTTTGTTGCGGCACTAATCCGTAAATCGCCTGTGCCGACATCTTGTATGTAACTGTTTGAGCCATCATGAAAAATCTTAAGGTCATCGCCTGTGCCTAGCAACATCTGGTCATTGTCTGAGATATCCAGATTGCCGCCCAGCGTCAGGTTGCCAGAAATATCAGCCGCACCATCAATGTCTAGGCTATCAGCCTGTAGTTCACCTGTGATGTCCACGCCATCGGATTTGGTTTCAAACTTTTTAGCGTTGTCGTAATATAGTGAAACTGCGCTATCATCATTAAACACAGCCATCAACTCTGAACCATCACCATTTTGAACATCTAACTTTGCGGTTCTTATGATGGTATTTGCTGATGGCGTATACATTCTGGTTGCTGTGCCATCAAAGTAAACTTGAAAATCTTGCGAAGCACCAAACTGCGCCTTGTCGTTGTCGCCAAGATTTAGATTACCACCGACTGTCAGATTACCCGATACATCCCCTGCGCCGTTTACATCCAAACCAGTAGCAGTAACAGTGCCAGTTACATCCAGTGCTGTAGCTGGTGAGCTGTTAGCAATACCAACCCGGTCATTGCCAGCGTCAACAAATAGCATGTGTGTTGCCGTGTCACCCTCAACACGGAAGTCAACATCAGCACCTGTTTCATTAAATACAGTGCCAGTGTTGTTGAGGAACATACGTTCTACGTTGCCAGTAACAACACGGAAAGTATCTGTAGCGGAGAATTGCAGGTACGTATCGGTGTCATCATCGTGGAAGATGCGGTCACGAAGGCCGATGTCTTCTACTTCAGTCAGGTTGTTACCTGCGGCATCAAGGGCTTGGTCTAGGGTAACACCACCTGTCAGGTCGCCTGTGACGTTGCCAGTAACATTACCTGTCAGAGGTCCTGTGAACCCTGCTGCAGTAATCGTTGTTGTCGAATCAATCTTCGCGCCAGTTACGGCATCATCAGCAAGCCCGCCTGTAGCAATCTGCGGACCTTCGCCAGTAGTACCGTCATGACTATGGCCTGTCGTAGCGTTAAACGCCGACTGGATGGCATCAAATTCGCCGTCCAAGTCCGATGCGTTAATTACGTTACCGTCAGCAATGTTGTTTGCGGTATCGTTTCTGGTGTAACCTGTGCCCATTCGTTATCTCCTCCCATACGTGCCAAATTCGAGGGTTGCGGCATCGATGGTGAATACTGCGTCCGTTGTAGTTCCTGTTGTTTCATAAAGAATCGATACAGTAAAACCTGAACCGACTGCGGGAACATCAAAAATGGCCTTTTGTTTATTACCAAACAAAGATGTTCCGTAGATACCAGTCCCGTATGAGATTGATGCCCCTGCATCTGTACTCAGGATAGAGTCTGGTTGCGGACTGTCCGGCTGGTCAAAGTCAAACTTGAGAGAGAACTCAAGGTCAAACGTGCCGTTCACGTCCAAATATGTTGTGCCCTTGTAAATCGTCTTTCGTATGTTAGGGTCGTTTAAGGGAACAAACGGTGTTGCGAATGTTGCAACGATGTCTGTTCCGTCTTGGGTGTTACCCTGCTCCATCTGATAGACGTAGCCATCTTTGGCTGCAAAGTAAATCCGTTCTTGAAATCCGTCATACTCACTTGTGGTGACGTATGCGTTGAAGCCTCGCAGGTCGTTCCAAGAGATGCCTTCCTGCAACTGGGTCCCGGCAACCGCTTTGGCTGCATCGTTGCTATACGAACTTTGAAACCCGAAGATGCGATACTGGCTCTTTTCTCGAATAACAGTGCTGGTAAAGTCACTGCTAGAAGAAATCAAGTCCAACATCTCTGTCTGGATTGTCTTCGATACAACACCGAGACTAAAGTCCCCTACTCGGTCCGTTGCAGAGAATAGACGCAAACCGTCCGGACCAAGAAAGATAACATCCCCGCCAATTTCCTGAATGGTGTCTTCTGCAACACACCCCAAGTCGCGAGATACAGGTAAGAGTTGAAAGTCTGCAACGCTGCTACCTGCTACACGGTTGATTGTGTTTTCGCTAAATACAATAAGTTGGTCACGGAAAACAATCAAACCAGTGATGTTATCGGCTATGTTTATTATACCACCACCATTGGCAGTTGTAAAGTCATCATCTTCGTAAGGGGCGGAAAAAAGCAAGTTTTCGCCGTTTCCGAGAAATACGTGGTTCTTAAAGTTTACGATGTGGCTAGAACCAGACGTATCGGACGACAGGGAAGATAACTGCTCGAAGGTTGTCCCGTCAAAACGGAACGGCTTTCCTGTGCCATCAACAATAAGCAGTTTCTCAGTACCGTCGAAGTTGTACTTCAAGAACCGTATCTTTTCTGTACCGCCTAACGAAACGCCAGAACTGCTATATGTAGCGTTATCTGTTACCTGTGTCCAACCAGAACCTGTTGAAAAGAACAAGTCATCGCCTCGTGCTGCAAACACCTTGTCGTCGTAGCGTATCAAGCCACGAACATTGCCCGTGTTGCTCAAGGCGTTAGTGTCGAACTTATCGTAACCCTCAACCCGTCTGTAGCCACCGAACACTGACGGTTCAAAGTTGCGAAGAATACGTGCCGAACCCGGTGCCTGAATACCTTGCTGGAACGGAGACAGGTTTGTAATCAAGCCGCCCTTAAACTCGAAGGGGTATGTTTGCCACCTATCCGGCATTAGACCGCCCTTGCGTAAGCGTTTTCATTTACGAGAAGAGTCCGCATCTGCTTCAACCCATCTTCAAACTTGCGAAGGGCGATGCTGGCGGACTCTAGGTTATCTCGGAACATGTAAGCGTGGTACATTGCGCCGTCAACAATCACGTGTTTGAAACGAAACGGGATACTCGGAACATCATCATGACTATCCAAGTCTGCAGGGAACATGAAAAATTCGTACTCTATTGTATACGCCTTGTCGGGCATCGGTGCAACGATGAGGTCTCCGTCTTGTGAACGAACAATGTATTCTGGTGCCTGACCGTTATCACTATTTGTCTCGTACTCTTGGTCGATAAAACGGTCAATGTACTCATCATAACTCATCTGCTTCAGGCGAAGACCTGACACACCCAGAGTTGTGTTGCGAACCAAACGAACCGTATCAAAGTCTGTGTACTTTGCGTTCTCTGGCAGAGGGTAGCGCATCTCACCTGCTGTCAGGGTGATGTCGTCAGTGTTGTGATTGAAAGGCCAGTTAAAATGTTTCTGATTAACGTCGCGAATAGAGGCGTTCACGGCATCTTTAATCTGTGCGTAAAAGCCCGATGCTGTAGCAAAGTTGCTTGTGGTGAGTTCTGTTTCGTTGAGGCGGCGGCAAACTTCGTTAGAAAGGCCAATGTAATCATATGCCATTAGTTCTTCTCCACTACCCTGATACGAACTTCCTGTTCGCGGATTGTTGCGTCACTAGCAGTCATGCGGCAGACAATCTTATAAGTTGTAAATGCCGTACCACTACCAAGATAGATTGTCGAAACTGTATTCGTGTTGGTGCTACTTACGTGTTGCAGCCCGTTAATCGTCGCACCGGAGTTCCAAGTTTGAAGCACACCATCCCCGTCGTAAATCTTCCACACAATCGTAGAGATAGTGTCGCTGCCTAAAGCAGGTTTCCAGTTTATAGAATAATCTAACTGGTCATCGGGGTCTTTATCAGGCCATTTAAGCGACATTATGCTGCCCTTCTTGTCTGTTGCGGTTGCACAGTAACCGTGCGTTTTTTGTTAAAGTCATCAGCATCACCTACATCAACAGAACGTAATAACAGTGCTTCTGGTATAGCTCGAACTGTTCTTTCTCGGCTGTAATCAGCAGCAGCCCCTGTAGGAATAGAACGGAATATCAAGGCAGATGGAATGACGCTGACCATGTTTCTTTTTGTATAAGCCGTTGCTACAAAAACAGTTTTAACACCCGTTACTGTTACTGTTCCAACGGAGAACGTTCCTACAACACCTGTTAAACCAGCAGCAGTGTGTACGGTTAGTGAACCAATTGAACCTGTTGCTTGTACGCCTGAAGCGATACGTTCAGTAGGTTGGTCTTCTACTTCCCCTACTTGAGCAATACCTTCTACACCAGTAAGTGTTACAGTATTACTGTGTTCTAGTGTGCCAATACTTCCTGTCGCAGATACACTTGCAAGTTTTTCGCTAATATTAACTTGGATTGTACCAACGGCTGTTGTGCCCTGTACGCCTGTTCCAATTATCTCATCTACGCGAGGCTCTGGTGTACCTACTGAACCTGTCATACCTGCGCTAGTAACAGGAACACGATTGATTGACCGAATGTTCAGTCCTGCATCGTTAAGGGTAAATGTACCGACTACACCTGTAAGTGTAAGGGAAAGGTTTACAGCAATCGTTCCAATAGAACCTGTAGCAGATACGCTACCAAGAGCCTCACTTGTTCGAGGTTCAATAGTTCCAATAGAACCTGTAGCACTAACACTACCCAGAGACTCAACGATGTTGATTGTCAGTGTACCAACTGAACCTGTTGCACTGACACTTCCAAGTCGTTCTGACAGGTCAATTTCAAAACCGTTGACAGCAACAGTTTGAACTGAACCAGTGGCACTGACTCCTGTTAATGCAACATTAGGTGCTACAACTCCGTAACTAGCAGAGCCGTATGTACCCGTACCGTAAATTGCATCAAAGGAATCGTAGAACGCCATGTCCTACTCCTTATGCAATACGAATTACAGCATTACTTGCATCAGCGGCAGGAAATTCAATTGTCAAGTCACCAGCAGTAGCAGAAACAGTACCGCCAAAGTCAATGACGCAGATAGCCTTGTTTGACTGCGATGAGTTGTAGATGATACAACCATCAGCAGAGCAGGTAACATTGCTAAAGACCTCATCAGTAAAGTCAACAATAGCTGTAGTGCCATCAGTTGTGATAGATGCGCCATCAAGGGTCTGACCACCAGCAGTGTAGTTTGTGCCAGTTGTTTCGTCAGAGTTGCCTGTTACGTCTGAATAGTTTGTTGTTGTAGCATCGTAAGTACCTGTTGGGCTGTCCTTGATAAGGGCCAACTTCAGGGTATCGGTGTCAAGGTCGTGTGTACCGCCAAGAAGTTCGCTCTTAAACGACGTACACATTGCAGTAGTAATTGCCATGAGTTTCTCCTCTTTGGCGTTTAACGGTTAGGGTCGTAGTGTTCTTCTACACTTACTGTAGCAACAAGCCTGTTGGCGTGTGTTGCCGCAACAATCAACTTATCCCCAGCATGTAAGAAGAACGGTTTTGTTGTGGTAAAGACAGACTCTATGCTTTTACCATCTAGGGAATGGCTGTTTAAAATTGTGTGGGTTGTGTTATCATCAGCATGGTAAAACTTCAAAGTGTAACTGTCGCTACTGCTGTGGTTATTACTGATGAAGAAATGCTCCACGTGTGCCGAATAGTTGTTTGGAACAACATATACGTCTGTGTCGTCTGTAGTTGTCAGACTTACAGATTCGGTAAAGTATTTGGAAGTATCAATAACAGGCATTAGGACTTTTTCCGATACGCTCTAGTCTTTTTAGCAATCTTCTTGGGCTGCTTTGATACCTGCTTACCAGCCTTCGTAGCCTTCCGCTTGGCACGTGTAGTGGCAGCGTACTCTTTTGCAGACAGAGCCTTGATTGCCTTTTCGGGCAAGTAGCGTTCGCCTGTTGCTTTAGGACCTTGTGTAGACGGCTTACCAGACTTGGTACGCCACTTCTGCTTAGTCCACGCTTTGAGTGATTTCTGGCTTTTCTTCAGGGGCATCTGTCTGTACCAATGCGTTTAGGGCATCCAGCTTATCCTTTGCTGCCGCCCACTTATCTAGAGCCGTGTCCATTTCCTCTAGCAACTGGGGGTGTTCGCCAATAGCTGCGGGGTTGACAAGGTAGTTTTTAAAGGTGTACTCTGCATCTAGCATCTCAGCGCGATACTTAAAGGCAAGAGCGTCATAGGCAAGTTTAATCACATGTGTCTCCAATACACTATTGTATATTATTTTTTGCGCTGTGTCAACTATTGATTAGCAAGAGGGTTGTCTAAGGCCCGCTTGATTTTTTTATCTAAGTTCTCTTCGAGTTCGTCAATCTTTTGGTCGAGACGGTCAATCTTTGCATCCATGCGAATTTCAAAGGCGTTGATGACCCCGCGAACTGTCTCTACGTTGTCGCGATTACGTCCGTCCTGCTTGTCGATTACCTTGAACATTGCAGCCATGTCATCCTTCAGTTCACGCTTGATGTCCTGCAGGTCAGACTTTACGGTGCCCAAGCCTTCTTTCATGCTGTTGACTTCGGTGCGAACAACATCCGCCATAGCGTCATCTTCTCGTTTCAACGCCGCGAACTCGCTTTCCATAACGGCTTGCTGTCGGTCAATGGCTGATAGGTCAGGAGCAACGTAGTTCTGAATCTGCTCCTTCATGGTCATGTAGTCTTTGTAAAACTCAAAGCCAGCCCACAAGCCACCGCCCAACGTTCCGAGCAAGGGTAGGATTAAGAGCAGCTTGCCTCCCGATACTTTGATGCCTTGATACTCTACTTCTGCCATTGTGAATCTACCATCTCTTCCATGAGTAAGTCGGATGCACCTGTCATCCAACGACCTAGCGGGTTATCTACCGTGTCCCCGCCATCAATCTCCATAGGGCTGTAAAAAGGAACATCCGGTATTGTCTCTTGTTGATACGCTGTAAAGGCACGGGACGCTTCATTTTGCACCATCAGGGCTACTTTGATTGAATCGAGGACGGGGGAGTAATTAGAACTCTTTCGTACTTTAGTCGTGGGTCTTGGCTGTTCGTCTTCGGATTCTTCCGCCACTTCCATTGGCTCGTCCACATCTTCACTGGACTCTTGTACGGCTTCCGGTTCTTCACTTACTTCTTCTATCGCTACTGGTTCTGGTTCCGTATCATCAACTTCAATAGAAACTGGTTCCATTTCGTCACCAACTTCCATGTCAAGTTCCGCCACTTCGACTTCAAACACCTCGACGATTTCGTTGCCAACCTCGTCAATCTCAAAGACAAGCACCTCAAAATCTGTGTCTGTAAGTGGTTCAATCTGGATGTCAACAATTTGAACTGGTGGGTTATATATGCTTTCGTAAACATAAACGTCACTCTTTCTTATGCTTTCCATCTGTACGTATTCGACAACTCGCTGAACAACCTGTTCCATAACATTGTAGGTTGCGCGAACGTAGGGGTCGCTAAATCCCGGACCGTAGTAGCCGCCATAAAAGCCCCTATCAATCCCGAACAACTCCATCGTACCGTAGTCGAACGTCAGGGCACTCACATCTTCAGACCATTCATAGTCCCGCGAACCTGACCAGTTTATTCCTGTGTACGAATGCGTCAGGGTATCTACCAATTCGTCTTGGTAGTACAGACTTACCGTAACACTAAAATCATCTCGACAATCCCCGGTAGTGTTGCTACATGCAGGGAGAAAAGAGTTTGAACCGTGAGAGTGTACTGTAACGCCATAATCTAAAGTCTGTATATCCTCGTCTGCAAAGCCGCCTTCGTACATGCGGGTGCCGCCGCCTAGCCCTTGATTGCCCGTTGTAAAGTCCGCACCGGGCATCCCGTAGTTGCCACCGATACTAACGTTTGTGTCAGTATAGGTGCTGTCATCAGTAATCAGGTTCGGTGTTGTTACGGATGTAACTTCGGTAACGGTGGTAAACGAAACTTCTTCAACCTGTTCGATGATTGTTTCGGTGTACTCGTACGTGTGGGTTACTTCTAAAAAGTCGCCTTCTTGTACAACCTCTTCACCAACGTATACTTCGTTGACTGTGACGGACGTAACTTCGCCGCCGTTCGGTCCGACATCCCCGACTTGGTACTGCTGGGTATATTCCTCAGAGTAGGAATATGAGGAAGCCAAGAATAGTAAAGAACACGCTACTTTCAACAGTGTCTTCATCTGCCTTCTCCTCTAGTTCCTGCTCTTCAATCTGCTTATTCCACTCAGCCTGTGCAGCCTCGCCAATCTTTCCCTCGAACGGACAAGGTGTACCAGCCATCTTCATAGCATCGAAGACCCGCTCATCTTGGCAGAGCATAGATACTGCTGCTACCTTCATGCCCATGCCGTACAAGGAACGAGCCAGCTTGAGGCGTTCGCAGTTCTCGTCGGTAACCGTTACACCCGTAGCGATACCAAGAATCTGTGTTTGGACAGCCGCCGATGCAGCAGACGTACACACATCGTTGTTGTTGATTACGATGCTAGGTGCACTGGCTGTAGGTGGGGTTTTATCTACGGTAGTCGTACCCGTGACAGTCGATGTAACAGTGTTGGTGTTGGCAGTGGCTATAGTAGCTACAGTAGCCATAATAGTCATAATAGCTAGTCCAGAGAACAGACGTATCCAAGATTTTAGTTTCATGACCTGTATCCACCGCCCGCTTTTTTGTAAGCAGCCGCCAACATTTGCGCTTTTCTCGCACTCCACTGACCACTTTTTCCGCCCTTTGAACCAGCCTTGATGCGGTTGAACAGTCGCTTTCTCATGCTTGGCTTAGTGTAGTTGCCAGCCTCATTAACTCGACTTTTGCTCTTCGCTTTACCGCCCTTCTTGAGGCCAATCGCTCCAACCG